GTTAATGCAGTACCAGATGCACTATAAGCATAAGTTGGCTCTTGTCTTACATTATTAATAAATAAAGCTATGTCGTTAGCTGAACTAACACTCTGAGATAATGTGTAGCTTGTAGTCGCACTTGTAGAAAAATCTTGTTTAGCTAGTGTCTGAAACAATGTTGATGGTGTTGACCCTAGATAAGGCATTAGGTTATCTCCATAATTGACAATGCAACATCTAATGCCGTTCCGGCACTTGCTTGTGCTTTAATAACATCAGTAGTTTGCACGACAACCTTTTGTCCTCCAAACACCTCAAGTGTAGTATTAGCAGGTATATCTACTCCTTTTAACAAAAAGACATCTGCATTTGTTTCTGTATCAGAAGTATTACTTACTAATTGTACATCTGCAGTTATTGCACTAGTTGTTTTATTGCTTAATGCCATACCTAATACAACTGTGCTTGTGCTCGAAGGCACAGTATAGATTGTATCTAAAGAACTATTGCTTACACTTGCTTTTGTTTTTACTTTAAATGTATTTGCCATAATGTTTCCTATATTAACCTAAAGCTATAGCTAATGCAACAGGGTCAGGTGCTGTGTTAGTTATCGTTACTGTATCAGTTGCACTTACTGATACCTGCATATTAGTACCTGCCGTTAATGTTAGTGTATTTCCATCTACTATTGTTTGTGATGTTGAGCCATCTGTAATTGTAAAACTATTAAATGTACCACTACCTGCAGGGCCTGTTGCACCTGTTGCTCCTTGTGGTATTCCTAGTGTAAGCACACCTGTTGTAGAATTATAAGAACCTGTAGCTGATGCACCTGCTGATAATGTTGTTGTAGTTACACCACCAGATATTGGAACAGCACTAGTTGTTACATTACCTGAACCATCAAATGCAATAACCTTATTATTTCTGTCTGTAGGTATTGTTAATGTAGCACTAGGACTATGATCATTTAATTTTATTGTTCTATTTAATTTATCGTCGTGCTCGGCAAATATTGCTATGTTTTTATCTAATTCTGTATTTAATGCTGTTACATCAAATGTTCCATTAACAGGAAAATCTGTTGTTCTCTCTATATCTATTTCTCGTATAATTACTATTTTTTGTCCTGCAGTATGACCACTGCCAAATGTAATAGTTGCTCCTGTACCAAACTCATAAGCACTATCGCTTGACGAATTAGTAGCTGTTACTTTGTATGTTGTTGTAGTAGTAGGATTAGCATTGTATGTAGCTAACGAACCATCTACATATACTTTGAGATCAGCAATAGCAAAAAATTCAAACGTAATAGTATATGTTGTTTGACTAGCTGTTGCAGTAAAACTGTGTCTAGGTGTATTTTGTGCTGACACTAATGTCATTATATACCTCTTATTCCATCATATATGTTTTCAATCATATTACCTATAATGTAAGTATTTGACAATGGTAGCAGTCTTTTTATTGTGTCGTGTTTTTCTTCGTTAGTAAAATCACTACCACCTAATGCTCTACTTAAATCATAAACTGCGGCAGGGCCTGCGCCGATAATACTTGTAAAAGCATCGTGTTCATCTGCATCACCAAATCTTGGCTCTACACCTAATAAAGGTCTAAGTCCTACCGATTGTCCTGTAATACCACCACTCATTGTTTCCATTGTAAAGTTAAGATCACCAAGCAATGCCATAGTTCCTGACAACTCTACACCTCTAATAATTTTTTCTGTTGCTTCTTTATTTGCCCAATATTGTGGATTTTTTGCCCAATCTGCAAACATACCTAAACCAATCATTGTACTCATTCCTGCCCACATATTTGCTCCCGCTTCTCTACCTTGTGTTGCAGATATTAAAACTTTTCCATTTGCTCCAAATGCCCAAGAATAAAATTGTGTTAGTAGCTGTAGTGGGGCTGAATTAATTTTAACTCCAAACTGTGTTCTGTCTACTTTACCTACAGAAATTATTTCTATAAATTTCCTAAACAATTTGTTTTCAAATAATTGTGTAATACCTTCGTCATTTATTCTTATTACACCACTCATCATATTAGGTGCATCACCTGCAGTAGGTGTTACTATTGCTCTATCTACATCTGTTTTTATAGCTTTTGATAATACGTCTCTTGCTACAATACCACCATCATATTTATGCCACTCTGTCATATTTGCTAATAATCCCGGCAAGTTAGGGTCATCAGTTTTTATTTTTTCTATAGGCATACGAGCAATTACTTTTGCCATATCCTTGTCTATACCATATGACAAAAGACGATCTTGTTCTGCTTTAGATAATTTACCTTTACTCCATTTAATACTGTCTTCTAAAAATCTATGTATAGAAATCATACTATTAAATGTTTTGTAGTAATATGTCATAGGTTGTAAACCATTAAATGTAAAAAAATATTCTTGTGCTCTTTCTGCATATTGCCCAAAATATTTATCAAATACTCTACCAGACCTTGTTGCATCAAGCGTAATGCCACCTTCATAAACATATCTATTAGTCATAGCTACAGCTAATTCTTGGAATGGAGCAAAATATCTAATGTCTTTTAAATTAGATTTGGCAAAACCATTTTGTGCATCAAATAAATTATTTAAACCCATTCTAAATGTTTTTTGAAAACCATTAACCATAACAGGGCGACCTGCTTCAGGTAAAGCTGATAAGGCAACTTTACCCATATACGCAAGACTAATCATATTTCGTAGTGCTACAACTCCACGAGCAGTAAGAGCCGTAGGATCAGCACTATAGAATGTGCCTAAAAGTTTATCTTTTTCATCTTGAAAAGAGTTCATTACTTTATTTATTTCTGTTTTGTCCATTCCTGCTCTTAACATTTTTATTTCTAGGTGATTAAGAAAGTCTTTCATGTGAGTATCACCATAACGTCTAGTAAACTCTATTGCACCACCCATTCTTTGCGAATAACTTCTCATTACAAAATTAATATCTGTTTCTACAAATGGTGCAAATTCAGAAGGTGGTATATCAGTTTCTCGTGCTAATAAATTTTTAGAACCAATTTTACCTGCACCTGTATACGTTCTATCTATATTGTTAATACCTTCTATATCTTGAAATTTAGATTGTGTTTCTAAAATATATGTATAACGCCTTTCTACCTCTGCTCTAACAATTTCTTGGCGTTCATTAACAGGCACATTATCACCCTCAAATCTACTTATGTTAAAACCTTTATTAGGATATCCTTCTTCTCTTAATCTTGCTCTTGTAGTTATATACTTGCTTCCCGGAAAAGGTGCCTGCTCTATCATTTCTTCTACATTTCTTTGCAACATATCTTTTAATGCAGTTTCATTTTTTTTTACTTTTTCGTGATTAAATACTAATGGCATATAATCTTCTATTGTAGATTCTTTGCTTGGTAAATTAGGAATATCTCTTTGTGCAAAATTAATATCTCGTTCTAATTCTAACTTTTTTTTTACTTGTGCTTTTTGTGTTGCAGACAAAGAATTTATAATTTTTGATTTTTCTGTCATAAATGCCATAGGATCTGATCTTACACCTGCTGTAAAATATTCTTGCCTTTTTTCTGCAAGAAAATCATCTATTTCTTTTTTTAATGTTTGCCCTAAATCTTTATCTATTTCATTTTTAGCAAACTCAAATTTTCTTAATAATTGTGTTTGTGCACCCTGTGTTGCAAACATACCTAATCTGCTTGCTTCTTTATTATAAAAATTAAAAAATTGGTCTACTTCTTTTAACGAATTAACTACAGCTTTTTTTTCTTCACCTGTTAGTCTTGTTAAAATAGATTTATCTAATCTAGCTTCTCCTACTAACTCAAAAAATTCTACCTTACTAAGATTACGAGGAGTTGCTGTTTTATTTCTTGCAAAAAAATTACCAACCTTTTTAGCTGTATTTTTTGTAGCAATAACAAAACCTTTACCTCTTCTTTGCATATTAGACATAGACTCATCAAAACCATATAGTCTATGAAACTGATCTTCTATTTTAGCTATATGTTGTATGTATCTAGCAAAATGTTTTACAGACAAATCCATTGCAACAGAACTTGGACTATGTACTCCTAATCTATTTGCCTCTAATATTGTTCCGTGATTACCTGTTATTTCGTATAACTTTCTTGCATAATAATTTTTGTCATCATCATTCATTTTTTTGTTAACGTATATGTTTTCTAAGCCTCGTCTAAGTGGACTTGCTTTTTCTAGCGTGCCTAATAATACACCAACATCTGTTTTAAAATTTGCATTAGCAGGTCTTTGTACATAATCTATAGTCCACTCTGTTAATGCTTTTTGATATCCAATATCTGTTTTAAATTGTTTTGTTCTTGGTCTATATACTTTTTCACCTATTGCTCTTACAGCATTAAAGTGAAACCAATCTTCTTCTGTCTTTAACATACCTTCAGGTAATTTTACTTTTAATTTTCTAAATTGATCTAAATATAATTTATTAATCCATTGACCTTTAGCTACTCTTTCATCAAAATTTAAAACATTTGCTTTTACATCATAGTCTGCAACTTTAGAGAATGTTGCTATATCTTTTTCGTATTTAACAAAATCATCTGTTTGTTGAAGCAATCCTTTAATTTGATCTTTTGTGTATATTGTATTATTACTATCTAAGTCCAAATTACTTTGTACATTAATTTTAGCTCGGCGTTTACCTTTTCTAGTTAAAGTTTTGCCGGGATTATTAAATCCTTTTTTGCCTTCCATTTTTTTAAAAACAATACCAGATACTGCATTTGTAGGATCAATATTAAAAACTGTTTCTCCTACATCAAATTTTACAGTAGCTTTATTATATCCTTCATTATATTTTTCAATATGCTCTGTCATTGATTTGCCATTAAAAGACTTAGCATAAGCATCTTCAGGCATTGTTTTCTTTAATGCACCAACAGCACTACCTAACGCACCACCAAACAACATACTATATCCAACAGTAGCTACACCCTCACTCTTAGTCATAGTAGGATCAAGGTTATATCTAAGATACTGATTAGGTATTTCTGCCGCACCTATTTGTCCTGATGTTCTCATAAAGTTTTTTACTAACCCAACACCTTTAACACCAAATATAGGTATAAGAACTACAGGATCTATTATACCTGCACCCAAATGAGTAAAAAATCCTGCATCTGCTGTTCTTTCTCTACGCGCAGTATTTCTATCAATTTGATCTTTTATTATTTGTGTATGTATTGCATTTTTTGATTCTATAAATTGTTTGTAATTTGGCTCATAACCTTCTATGTCCATCATTGGTTCATAGTTAGGATCAAAATCTCCTGTTTCTCTACCAAACTTATATTTATCTACAAGTTGACCAACTGTATTTAACATAAACAAATCTACAAAATCACCTCTAAATGATTGATCATCTTGTGGTCTATGTATAAGAGTTTTAGGTTGAGCAACATCATCTAGTATTATAGATTCAGCAGTCTGTGAACCTAAATAACTTTTTTGTTCTGGATTTGGTAATTGTTCGGCACTTTCATATACATCTTTACTCATTTAATACACTCACAAAATTATTAAATGTTTCTATTTGTTCACGCAATGCACCACCCATATTTATTCTTTCTGCTACCTCTACTTTTTGTTCTATAGAAAGATCATTGTATTCATATTTATTTCTTGTACTAGTTCCCATTATTGCATTATTTGCATCATCACTAGCAACTTGATTATCTTTTAGTTTTCTAAATACATTAAAAGGATTAATTATAAGTGGTCCATCTTGTCCTATTCCTGTTAAAGATATACCACCATTAATACCTGTATCATCAATCATATGTACAGTATATCTTTCAAGAAGTGGTGATTCAGGTGCTGTAAATCTTCCTTGTTCAGATAATGGTATAACATATATAACATCTTTAATATCTTTCCATTTTCTTGGTTTTTGTCCCTTTGGTACTGTATCTAAATATGCTCTATACATTAAAGCATCTATATGTTTTGTTGTTATTTCTCCTGTATTTGGATTAATTAATTTATGATTTTCTATTGGATATTTAACTAATTGAGATTTAGTTCTATCTCCACTATTAGGTCCAAATAATGGTTTTGTATATTTGCTTACACCTATTTGCCCTGTACCTGCAAATCTAATTAATGTATCTTTTGCTATTTCTTTTAAATCACTTAATGAAGCATCTGGTCGTATTTTAGCTGATACAAATGTAGCTGTTTTAATATCATCAATAATTGATTGTGAATAAGCATCACTTTCAATTAAATTGCCACCAAACCTTCCTTCTGCAATTCCAAGTCCAAATCTATTTATAGTTCCATCTACATCAAATATTGCTTTTTCTGCCGCTTCTTTTGCTCGCTGTTTAATAAGTGGTAACTTTTCTCCTGTAGCCGCTGATAACTCTTTTAATCTTTCTTCTACTGTTGGCAAATCAAATACTGTTGCATCTAGTGGTATACCTATATTTGTTAGTGCATCTACTTTGTCTATAAATTTTAAAGCGTTTTCACTAAGATCAAGTCTACGAAATGTATTATCTTCTACACCCATTGCTACATCTCTATTCATAATTGTTTCAAGCACTTGTAAATTTCTATTCTGAAATATTTCTTTATCAATTCTTTTTTTGTAAACATTTGGAAAAAACCCAACTTTTTCAAACATTCGTAAATGCATTACATTTGTTGGATCAAAATCGTAATTACCATTTAAAGTAAAACTTGGATCACTATTTTGTATTATTTTTTCTACTGCTTTAAGACCTTTAATTTGATTTGAAGGTTTTCCATTAAATAAACTTTCTAATGCAGAAGAATTGTATGTGCTTTCTTGAACTTGGTCTGGTGTAAGTGCTGATAATTGTGATGCAAATAAACTAGACTCATCATCTTCTATTAATGCATTAAGTGCTGAAACTCGTCCTGTAATATGTTTATTAAAGGCTTTAATTGTACTAGGTCGTAGTTCACCAAGATCATTATTAAATTGTTCTAAAGTTATAGTCATATCAGGTTCTTTGACATCTGAGTTAGAATAAAACTTTACAGGTTGTCCTTTTAACAAAGATTGCATTGCTACCATATTATGCAAATATGCTTTTTGTCCTTTGACTGTTTGTCCATTAAGTTCCATAGGATTAATTAAGTTTCCATACTTTTCATAAAAAGTTAATAATGATTTATTTGCTTCAAGATTTCTTTCTGCAAACTTTGCTCCATAAGGAGAAGTTTTTTCCATTGTTTCTAAATTGTTAGTTTGCTCTAAAATATATTGTTTTGCTTTATTGTAAGAATTAGATTGTAGTGCTAAACCAATTTTTTGTGCAAACATATTATCCATTTCTTCAGCTTCGGCACTATTTTTTTCTACTTGTAATTTTTGATAATATGCATCAATACTATTAGCGTGTTGTGCCTGTATCTCTTGCATAGTAACATCAAGTATTGGCTTATATGAATTTGGCAGTTGCTTTGCGTATGTTTCAACAATAGGTGCCATTAATCCATTAAAATCATCAGATGTACCTCCTATGTCATACTTAATCTTATTAGCAATATTCATTGCTTCTTTATCTAATTCTAAACCAATCTGTGCTTTAGCTTTTGATATGGCAAAGTTATCAAATAACTTAACTGCTTCGTCTGTAAAAAAAAGTGGTCTGTTTATTGGTTTTGGTCTTTTTATATTTTGAATTTTACCATCATCATCTTGTATCTCTACTTCTTCAAATTCAACAGCAAAATCATCTATAGCAGACTTTGCTCTTGCCTTATCAACTTCTTTACCAACACCTGCTATACTTTGCACAAGTTTAGCTTCAGCATCCTTTTCAAGTTCTGCCGCTTGTCCAAATGCTCGTGATATTGCTCTACCACCTGATTGATCAACAACTCTAATTTGTGGTGCATATTGTATCTGTCTTTTATATTCTTCAGCCATATTTACAAGTCCGCTATCTTAAATCCAAGTCCTATTGCTTCACCAACTGCATCTCCTGCTGATGCCCATAGTCTTGTTCGTCTTGCTGATAATTGTGCTTGCCCTCTTATTCCTGCCGCTTGTCCTTCCATAACAGCTTGTCTTGCTCCAAGCATAGCATTATTAGCCCGTTCCATTCCCATTAGTCTAGCATTATTTACATCTTTACTTGTTGCTTTTTTATTTGCTTGTAAAAACGCACCATAACTTGGTGAATTTATTTCTACACCACTAGCACTAAATGCTGCTAAGTTTTTTTTTTTAAGTTTTTGTGCTTGCTCTTTAATATCATTTGCTCTTTGTTGTGCCGCTAACATTTCTGCTTTTGATTGTTCTTCGTATTGCTTTTTCTTTTCCATAGCCATACGTTGCTCCATTTCCATTTGAGCCTTTATATATTTAGATTCATCACTAAATAAGTTGCCAAAAAAACCTAGTATTGCACCACACATTAGTAATATACCTCCGAAGTTATTGCTACAATACGCATAGGTACAGGAACAGTTTGTGAAATTGTAACATTGGGTGTTTGTGAATACCCAAGTGTATGTATATCTTTCTTACCTGTAAATCCTATCATTTGTAATCCATTATCATTAAGCAATACATCATTTCCATTTACTTGTAAATTATATGTTTTCGATAATTCTAATATAGTTTTACCTATTTTTCTAGGTAAACCATAGGTAGATCCTAAACCTCTTACAGGTTGGACTGAATCCATTGGTAATGTTTCTATTTCTACTGTATATGTTAATCCTATATCACAAGCACTTGCAGGTAAGTCAAAGTTTGCTACACCACTTGCACTTACTATTGATGAGCCATAATACCTAATATTGTCGTCTTCATTTGATCCTGATGTAGCATGCACTGTTTTTGCTGTTAAATCTGGATTTGTATCTAGTCCTGTAAATACTCTACTTGTCGTAAACTCTATAGTTGCATTATCAGATGCTGATACAGATTGATCAATAATAACTATATATTCTCCTGACACACCTGTAGCATTTACACTTTGTATAGTATATTCTGTTGATCCTGATGCTATTTTAATTTTTTCGCCAGATGTTGGTGCATTATTAAATCCATCTAAGGTAAGTTGTTTTAATGATGTAACAGCACCATTAACCAATACTGTTCCGTGTGGTTGATAAGAAGCACTTATAGTTTTACTTACAGAGCAATCTGTAGGCAAAGCATATTGTGAATTAGCTATTTGCTCTAGATAATATTTTGTTGCACCATCAATCGTTCTTTTTACAACAACATACAAAAATGATGTTGTTCCGGCTGTTGATTCAAAATTTCCATCAGTTTCCCATACTACCCATCCTGCTAGTTTTTCTTGTCTTTGCGCAGAAAAAACACCAAGAGTTCCATTGTCATTAGCAAATATAATCATCTGTTCTGTTTTCTTACCTGTTGATTTTATAATACCTGTATCTGTTGGATTTGATACCGCTTGTGGTGAAAGAAAAGTAATAACAGTAGGTACATAATCTTCTGTTGCTGTATTGTAAAAAAACTCTCTAACAGTTTTTCCATTAGGTTGTATAAATATTGCCGCTCCATCAAACAATCGTGGCATACACGTTTGTGTACAACCTAAACTACTTTGTCTTTCTATTCGTAAATCGGCAGGCGTTAGTGGTCTTCCTGTCTGTGGTTTTAAATAAAACTCACCTGTGCTTGTAAATATTTCTAAATGTTTACCTGCAATAATATGTCTTATTTCATTTATTTGATCTGATGATATAGATATTTGTATTGAGTCTGTATCTTCACCCTCACCTACATCAAAATTAAAGAAGTCAGCTACTTTACTACTTGCTATAAAATCACTTATTGCTCCTCCTGCAAAAAATAATCTTTGTTGATGAAACTTACAAGTTGTTGGGAAGCCGTTAATATTACTATAGACCTGTTCGTCCCACGCTCGTGTTGGTGGATGAGCAATAATTTTTACGCTTGTTCCACCACCATCTCCAGAATCTCCTCCTGTATCACTAGAGTCAGCTTCAAATGTATATCTATCGTCATCCAATACTGTTATTGTTTTGCTACCATTTAAATTTGCCGCTGTTATTCCATTACCATCTTCATTTAAAATAGCTTCAGCACCCTCTACTTCTATTGTAGCACTACTTGTAAACCCATGTTGTGGATGCAAAACAGTTACTGTGCTATCTCCTTCTTCTGTTTTAAATGGATCATCATCAAGCTCAATCTTAACATCTGCTTGTAATCTTCCTCGCATAACTGTTGTCGATGTATATGTATCTAATAATATTTCTATGCCGTGATATCGTATAGTTTTATTTACATAACTTGATGTCCAATATGCACTACTTGCTGTAACTATAACATATGAATCAACTGTACCTGTACCACTTGATGAAGTACCATCTGCTGTAGATGTAAATTGTACACCTACAGTATTAGATGCGGCACCTAAAGCTGTAAAATCTGTTGTGCCTACAGTTTTAATTACATATGTAGTTCCTGTTAATATATTTTCTGCAGTAATATCATCTGCACTTTTTGCAGTAGAATCTATATCAATAGTAATATCATCATCTGCAAACTTAAAATAAGGTTGAAATATTTTTTCACTATTTGTTGAAGTTTTAAAAGCAAAATCTTCTTTAGTAAATGTAGTTGCTCCTGTTCTTTTTATAATTGTTGGTGCAAAATTTTTATGTGTAATAATCATTGTATCAGCTTGTTGTGTATATGTAAGTTCAAATAACTCTGCTGTCACCCAAGAACAACCTGTTATAGTTTGCAGTAATACACCTGCTGTACTAAATATTAATAGTTTTGTATTTTGAAATCCTAATATATATTCTTGATTTTCGTTAAATATAAATGGCTCTATTCTAGTTTGTGCTCCTAAATCATATCTAAATAATGTGCCTTGTCTTCTTTCTATCGGGCCTTGGTTAAGACAAAAAACATTTCTTGCTCTTTTTAATGCTTGTTGAAATGCACCAAGATCAGTTCGTGCTATAAGGGTTTCGTCTACTTCGCCACGAGTAAAACTATTCTGGTGTACTCTCTGTGTTGCCATTCATCAACTACTACTACTTGGTACACTTGCCCTTATACCATTTGCAGTACCTCTGTTTCTAACTTCAATTAATAAACTTGTATTAAGTTTTCTTGTAGTTTGTGTTTGTGATTCCATACTTCGAGCAACTACTAATTGTTGTCTTGCTCTTTTTTCGTATAAAAGTGATAATTGATCATTTCTTGCTATTGCTCCTGCAAATAAACTAGCAAGTTCAAATACAACAGATTGCGTAAAATAATCTGGAAACTCTGCTTCGTGTGGCTGATATGTATAATGACATACTACAACATCACTTGAACTTGTATTTGTAAATAACTCTTCACCATATCTATCAAAAACTATAACATTATCTGATACTGTAACTGTATGTATAAGAATAGCATCATTCGGAATTTGATATGCTGAATCCCATTTATCTAAAGGATCTATAGAAAGTTTTGAAAGTTGTTGTTGTTTTGTTGCAAATCGCCATCGTGCTTTTGTAAGTAATGCTCGCAATGTTGTTTCATATAATTGATTTGCAACCTTACTTTCAACTGTATTATCAGTAAATGATGCAATAGTATTTGCACCTATTAAAACTAAACCTTGATTACATATATCTATTTTACTTACCATAATTTAAATATCGGGGGAGTTGTCTCCCCCAATACCCTATGTACCATTAATAGTGGTTACAGTAGCCGCCGCCGTTGCACTTGATACAACAACAACATCTACTGTTCTTGTGCCACCTGTAGCTCCAACAGCAATGATTACATCATTCTGATGAAGTTGATTAGTAGCATTGTTAAAATATCCAGATCCTACAATAGTACCTATAGCATCTGCAGAGTTGTAGAGAAATACATTTTGATCTCCACCACCTGCAATCTTTTTTAAGTTTGCTTGAGTAAAAGCCATTAGTTTTCTCCTATTCTGTTATTTGACATTCTATCGCACCATCATTGTCAATCATCGTAGCACCCATAGACATATATGAAGTGATTAGATTACTGACCTTTTCAGGGATATAGTTTACTTCTGTTCTGATATCAGAACCCATAGCAAGACCAACTGATGATCTGTGCCAAGCATGACAATCTCTAGTTGTACTAGAAATAGATAAACCAGAGAATGTAAACCACATAAATCCTAGCCATCTTTTTGCTGTCAAGCCACCTGCATATGGTAATTCTGATTCGCCAACATAGTTTGATCTTGAAAATTGATCAATACCAAGTAAGTCAGACCAACCTGCAGGAGATACAACAAAGTATCTTTGTCCATCATCAGGAACATCTGCTTCACCAAATGCTTCGTAAACTGTTAACGCCTTTGCAAGTGTAAGACCTGCAGAGCCGTGTACGACATTGTTACTATTAGACCCCGCATCTAACACATCAATAACTAATTGATCTGTTTTTCTACCTAGAGCGGCGGCCGCTGATTGAGAAAGAACTTGTCTTTCATCAATGTTAGTTTTCAACTCATCTAGTCTATCGACATAATCTGCCGCATAGAAATCTGATAGAGTTACATCAACTGTATTGTGCGTGATTTCCATAGTTGGAACATTAGCGTGCCTTGACTTTTCAGTCGCAGAACCTTTGCCCACCTTTTGGAATCTCGCTTGATTGCCTTTTACATTGTTAAGCTGTCTTACTGTATTTCTCAGTTTAGAACCCATACGTTGGTATGCCATATGGACTTCTGATTCAAACTGCTTAATAAAGGCAGTAGTAATGGAAGTTGCCATAACTATCTCCTATAAAGTTAATATTACAGTTTATGAATTGTCCGCAGATTTCTGATATCGGGTTATCCAACGAGGGCCACACACATTATCTATGGGTTCACCTTTAAAACCTTTCGGTTCAATACTAAAATACTTCATTTTTACGTTCTTGACAAGTATCGGACGTTTAGAAATTGTAAACCCCATATATTCTACCCACCGCAGAGTTGTTATTTGCTCTTCAGTAGCCACATTCCACATAAATGAATAATGACTAGCAAGCCATTGAAACACACGTTTTTGGTGTCGCATATAGTGATAACTCTCAAAGGGTTCGTGTGTACTTAGCCACCAAGCTGTTCCTTTTTTTGGATTAGAGTGTGAACCACATCCACCAAACATAGCTACTATTGTGCCATCATCTTTATAAACACCAAAGGTATGTACATTTTTTCTATTAATTCTAAATGGATACAATAAAACCCAAAGAGGATCTTTGCCCATTACAGCAAGTTCATACTTGTCTGTTTGTTTTATTTTTGGAGCAAGTTCAAAACAATCGTCAGGAACTGCTATGTCCATATACATTATCTATACAATCTTTGAAATGCATCATCGACACGTTTTACAAAAGCTTCATCTCGTTCTTTTGGATCAAAGTATCTTGGATCTTTCATCATAGAGCGAACATCTTCTATTGTCATACGATTAGCAGGTTCAGTAGGTGCTCTTGATATGTTCTGATTTTGCAGTTCCATAACACGCTCAAGTATCTCAATGCCTTGTGCCGACTGACCAAGAGTTGTTTGTATATACTCGTAGTCATCTGGTGCAAAATAGTTTTGTGTAAACGAATCTACAGCATCTAATCTAGCTTGTGCATTTTCTCCTAACTTTTCTGATTCTGCTTCAAGATTTGGCGCATATTCTCCTTGTGCAGTAATAAATGAATTTATACCATCTTCAAACATTTCTTGGTCATATGCATTTGCTTTACAATGATCGACCCACCAATCAAATAATGGATTATCTGCCACATCTTCTTCTGTTACAGTTTCTGGTAATGAAGGTAAAGTATATTCTTCTGGCATTTCAGACTCTGCTTCTGATGATAACTCGTTTATTATTTCTTCTCTCAGTTCTTCTTTTTTTCCACCAACAAACTGTTCAAGATGAGCATTAGATTTTAATAATTCATCTGTACGTATCTCTCCCGTTTCAGCATTCCAAAACTTGTCTGGTATGTTTTCAGGTCTTTCTTGTGTAATTGTTTCACGTGGAACATTACCCTCAATAGATTGCGGATCTGGTTGTGGATCTTGTGTAATGTTTTCAGGTACGGGTTCTTGTAATTCTTCAGCATTATCTGACATTTTGTTTCTCCTTTATAATATTTTGACTTCTACCTTTATTAAGTCTTCGTTGTATTAAACCTACAATATAGCGTTGACCTTCTATATGACGTAACTGATTATCAGATATTTCTGAACCTGCTACTGCTTCTATAGTTATTTGGCGTAGGTATTTAAGAACCTCTGCTCCTGCATCAGCTTTAAACACACTTTCAAAGATAAAATTAAGACGGGTTTCTTCGTCAGGACTTCGTTCAAAATTATCTAATCCTACTATACGATTAGGTTTTGTTTTCATTCTACTTTTATATCACCCTGTAAATGATTTTGCAATATCTGTTGCTTGTTTTGGATCAACTCCGCCTTGTTGCATATTAGCACCCATCTGTTGTAACTGTTGTCCTGCTTCAATCATCTCTTCATCTGATCTAATTAATTCTTCTGGAACACCTAATTTTTTAGCAATAAACTTAGCCATATCTTGTTGTTTAATTAATAAGTTTGTAATCTGTGGGCCTACTCTACCTTGTAACATTGCAACAAATCTATCAATAGTTGCAACATCTTGTTGTTGTTGTGCTTGTGCAAGTGGCGAAGATGAACGTATTTTTATTTCTCTACCATTAACAGTAGGTATATTGATTCGTCCTTGTTTTTTTAGAATGTAAATAACTCGTTGTAATACAGGATTTACAAGTTCTGCTTGTAATCTACCAAATGCCGCACCTATTTGACGAGACAGGTCAGCCATACGTTCTGCTACTTCTGTTGCAGACATCGGTGTCTTCTCATTAGGATTACCTAACATATCATTATACAGGGCTTTTTTAATATTAGTTCGCATATCTCTTATCACTAAATCAGATACTTGAAAGTTTCCTGCAGGTGCGACAGGTGTTAAACCACTACTACCTACGGCTTTGGGAATAATTGTTCCGGGTATTAATTGTATATTATCTACATTAATTACACCATCATCTTCTACTTGGTACATACCAGAAATTGCCATTTGTGCATTTTCTAATATTAGTTCTATAACTAAATTTGCTGTTTTAATTGCAGGCAAAGCTAATTGAAGTGGTCCACGACCATAGACTTCTCCTGCACATTTACTCCATCTATATACAATAAATGGATTAGAACCAATACCTTTAAAGGTATCTGAAAATAATTCTGCATCATAAATTTCAGATATAACACAATATGTATATTCTTCTTGTTTTTTATTTTCGTAGTTTCTATATACTACTTCAATTATTTTACAATCTTGATCTGGATTTTTGCTCATCTCCTGCACCATTTTTTCAGGTAGTTTAGCATTAGGATATGCAACCATTATTTGTTTAAACTTTATATATCTTTCTCTAAAAATATGATCTATCTTATCATCATATCCAGAATCTAATAATACCTGTGGTAAAGGAATTGATCTAAATCTAATAGGTTGTACAGCATCACCTTCTTCAACAAGCAATACTCCTGTGCCTACTGCACAATCTAAAAACGTTTCATGCACTTCTTGTGAAAAATTAGAGTTTTGTAATATCTCAAATATATATTCAGTTACTTGATCTAAGTTTTCATTAACTTCTTTTTGTTGTTCTTTTGGTATTTCTGTACCTGAAGTTAAATCTGCCCACCTTGCATAGTTTGGCACAATGCCTGCTTGTAAACGAGATGCAAACTCTTGCACGCCTACGACAGCTGTTTCATCAAAAATAGATTCACTTCTTCTTTTTGCAATACTTTCTGAATAGAAAGATTCTCTTTGTGGCATAGCATATTCGTAACAATCTTCAAAAATAGGAGTCCATTGGTCTTTAACAGCTTTAGCTTTTCTATAGCGTGATAACAGCTGTTTAACTTTAGATTCACTATAATCTATAGTTACTTGTGGCTTAACATCTACAACCATTTATACTCCGAGAGTATTCTTAGTTTGAATATCACCTTGTACCATAAATCCTTGTCCACCTTTTCTACCAGATAATAAAGAACGTCTGCCTCTTTTACCTGAAAGATCAGCAACAGATTGTTGATACTGCTCATCTTTTAACTTAGCTTTTTCTGCCAAAGCGTCTGCACGAGCTTCTCTCCTTTGTTGCCTTAAGGTTTTTTCATAAGGACTAGGTGGTGGTGGTGGTGGTGGTTTGTATCCTCCTCCTCCTCCGCACATAGTTACCTCCTTCTTTCATAGATGTTTTTAGGTTTAACATTAAAAACATCAAAATTACGTTTAGCTATTATAGGTTTACTATATTTTGCTCCAATCGTCAACGACCTGCCTTCTCCTGCTCCTAATAATAAATATTGCAATGCATCGTGTATATGTGAAAATCTATTTTTATTTGGGCGTTCATCATAGCGTTCTCCAGAAACTTGCAGTCTTCTGTAATGATACCCACCTGCAAAACCTCTAATTAAATTAATACAACTTTTATCTATAAGAATACCTGATTCGCCATCTACCATTCGTGTTAATGTAGCATTAACACTTTCTAATCGTATAAGTACATCATTACTTGGTGCAGGGCGTGCAGTTATTCCTTTACCTCGCAGTATTTGAAATGGGGTATTTTCATCTGTTTGTACTCTATGATCTCCTGCAGGATCTCCAAATATATGAAATGGTCTTGGTAAATATTTTGCCATTGATTGTTTCATTAAGTCGGAAAATTTTACAATACCCATATCTTCCGCCACTAACTCTTCTAATACAATCCAACGTGTTCTTATTTTTTGTGCAAACACACACGCAGGTGTCAAACCAAAATCTATACCCATATAGATAGGTAATGTTTCAGCTATAGCTAATTCACCTGTTGCAACGTGTACATCCTGTCTAAATGCTTCATATACAGGTTTACCATCTTCTACTTGTCCCAGTTTGTTTAAAACATATACATCTATCCACGATTTAGTTTTACCTCTTATAATATTACTATAATAGTTTTCAGTAAGATTGTTTTTATTCTCAGATAGATTATACTTTTTATATTCAACCACCTGATTGTTCTTGTCTTTAATTTCTTCCATAGCAGGTGGTTGATTAAAAAATTTCCAATTATCTGGTTTGATAAGCATTTTTGCTTCTTGTTTACTTATGTAATCAGGTATAACAGTTTCACCTGCCATAATTGCCCACCAATGATCTGTATCTGGTGGGTTGGTATCGCAAACAACACCATACCATGTCGGACCACCATCACGCATAGAAGGAAAACGACCCACACGCATAGAACAAGCATCAACAATACTTTTAGGAATTTCTCGTGCCTCATTAATCCACACTCCTGTCAATTCCAGAGATAACAATTTTTTTACATCTTCAGGTCTATCAAGAGCCAAAAAGATTACCTCACAATCTATATCTCCTTTTTTTAATTTATGTGTGTAAGGTACACTCCACGTAAAGTTTCCCCAATCTTCTTCCGGAAACCAATCCAACCAAGTCTTAATTGTTGTTGTTTTAAGCTGTGGATTAGTATTACGAATAACTGCCCAACGTGTTTTTCGTATGCCCTCGTCATTTGGTTTTTGAGATATAGCTCGTTTTATTATTTCAATACAACAAGCTACTGATTTGCCAGAACCTACCGGTCCTCGCACTCCTCTAAAAAAAGTATCATCTTTAAGAAAATTTTTTAATACCTGTCCATCAGGTTTATAATTTAGTGATGCCATAATTTACTGCTAGTTCATATAGTTTTTCTCTAGCTTGTTCTGATAGAGATTCTATTATTCTATCAGCTTCATAGTTTGTTACCATCTCTTTCGGATAATGTTTCATATGTTGTGATTTAACTACAGTTCGTAGTGTGTCTATTTCTCTAATACTATATTTGGTAAATATTGTCATACTTTTCTAAATCTCCTTACTTTTCTTGCGATTGATTTAGGTTGTTTACTAAATTGCTTTCCACTAGCTTTATCTTTACGTTTCTTAGCTGACGTTTGTGCATATTCTTTCGCTGATAGATTTTTAATAGCTTTGGATGGTAAATAACGTTCTCCCGTTTCTGATGATTTTTTTCCTGACTTTGTACGCCATTTTTGTTTAGACCATTTAGATAAAGAGTTTTTGGAGTTTTTGGACCCCACGTAGCCTCCTCCTGCTTTCTTGTATGCTTTGACTGCCGCTTGTGCTTTTCTGCCTGACCATTGACCTGCCGCCGTTCCGTGTGATGCTTGTGCTTTCACTCGAGCAACTATTCTTTTCCATAGAGAGGGATTTTTTTTTTTTGCTGAACTCATCTTTTTGCCCTATTTGTTGATCTACTTACTACTTGTATATTTTTTTTTGAATTATTTTGAGGGTTGCCATCTTTATGATCTATATCTTTATTATCACCTTTTTGTACTTTTTTTAGTTTAAGATAAAGTCTGCGTAGTTTATTTCTTTTTGCACGATCTTTTTTTGACGAAGTAGAAGATTGGAATTTTTCATACTCCTTCTTATAATCTCTAGTCATTGTTATTTAGAATATGTGCTTTTGCCATTTTCATTGCAGTTTCTTTCGAATGACCTTTCATTACTTTGTATTCTGCATATTCTTTTATTTGTTTCATTCTATGTAATTCAAGGTCTGCTTTTTCAGTACGTACCATAGTTTCGGCAAGTTTTTTATTGCGTGCAAGAACTTTGTTATCTTTTGGCATTGTTAGGTTATTGACCTTTTAGTTTTTTGATTTGGGCATCTGACATTCCCATCTTTTTAAGTTGTGCTACTGATAAGTCCTCTAGTGCTGATGCTTTAAGGTTTCTTGACATTAGATTACCAACAAGTGGTACTCTTTTTAATCCGCCTTTTAATAAAGTTTTACCAACTCTACCTGCTTTTTTTGCTTTAGATAAAACAGTTTTACCAACAGTTTTTGCTTTGTCTTTTATTTTTTTAGCTATTCTTTTTGCCTTTGTTTTTTTAGAATCTTTAGGTTTTGGTTGCTCATTACTTCCTTGTTTGACATTTCCTTCTTTATCTACATTCATCGTTTTAGAGCGATCTGTAATAGCTAGTTTTTTTCTTTTATCTTCAATAGCAGTTTTTTTACCAATTTTTTGTGCATCTGTTACAATTTTTGCTATTGAACCTGCAAGTGCCGCTCCACCTACAACTTTCAATGCTGTATTATCACCACCTTTTCTAGCATCTCTTGATTGACTTTCTCGTGCTTTTTCTCCTGAAGGTGTGCCTACTTGTCCGGGTTTTCTTATATCATCATAATTAGTTTGTTGTGTTCCAGAACCTTTGCGATTAAGTAATGATTTGGAAGAAGACTTTCCTTTTCCTTTAGCTTGTTCTGAATAAGATGGATATTTTTTAGGATCATCTTTTGTACTAATCTTAACTTTTGTTTTACCATTTTCATCTTTTTTATATTTAAGATCATACTTTCTTTTACCCATAGCACGTAGTTTATAGTTCGTAGGTTCTTTACGCAGTGCTTCTGAATAAGACATTTGTGAATAACTAGCCATAGAGTTATTATCCTTTCTTTTTCTTTTTTGTCAACATAAGGACTTTTCTTTTAACTTTTGGCGGCAGTTCTTTTAGATGAAATAATTTTTTACTAGAAGAAGAGTGTGTCTTGCCAGAGTGTAAAGAACCATCAGGCATCTTATGAGTTCCACCCTTATGTTCTTTACCATCTTTGGTGTAATGAGGTACGCCTTTCATTACTTCTTCTTCTTTTTCTTTTTCATTGGTTTTGGCATTTTATATCCGGGCATTATTTCTTACCTTTCTTTTTTTTATTTTTTAATCGTATAGACATTGCTTTAGCTTTTGTACGAGCATCTGCTTTACTCGAGGCACCCCACGCTCTTAATGACAAAAGTAAACGAGTAGGTCTTCCTTTACTATCTCTCTCAGGTCCGGGCATATTACCCATCCGTGCTAAAAAAGATGCTCTTCGTGGATTATCGCCAGACTTAACAGGTGCTTTTAATGTACCACCCGTTTGTGCTTTATAAGAAGCACGACCCTTTGCATTCAATCCACCTTTAGGATTCTTACCTGCCTTTCTTTGCCACGCAGGAGAGGGCACTAAAACAATACCCAGATCAAAGTAGTTACTATTAGATATGTTATCATAACAGAACCTTAACAGAAAAAAAAAAAAATTACAATAGCGACATCGAACCTTAAACGATTCTAACGAGTGAGTAACCCTTACTGTATATGTCAGCCTCAGTTTTTTCGGACGCCTATTGTTAATAGACTGTGTCCGAAAAAGTTCGGCTACAGGTTTGGAATAGCGATACCAAAAAATCCCCTTTATATGAATCAGCTAAAGCAATGATTCAAGTGATTTACTTCAAGTCTATATTAATACTAAAATCACCCTTGACCATATGCTGATGTTTATCTGGTGCTTTGAATCCTGCACGATCAAGGATATCTTTACTTGCTTCTAGTTGTACATACTCACTCTTAGCTGATGTACATAGATCAAGCAACCTTGATTGAGCCTTAACTGCACTCATTCCTAAGTTGTGAGTGATTTGTTCAAACATATACTTCTGTACTTCTGGATTTCGTAGCATACGGCTTGCACTTACTCTTGATGAATTTCCTTTGTATCCTGCAACTTTGGAGGCTTCTGTAATTGTACATCCTGTAGCTACGAGTGTATCCACAAGTTTCCTTGCTCTGGGAGTAATCTTATTGCTTTCTTTGATTGCAACGGACATACTCTTCATATATCAGGTGCTGTTAAAAAAGTCAACATACCTAATTGCGTATGACGGGATTGTTAGAAAAACCACAAGTGGTAAGATTTGTGAAAAACAAATCTTTTCTAACAACCACTTACATACTCTTTATTATATAATTGTTTATAATTTTACGGGGGTTGCGACCCCGTACGCCGCCCTTTATATGTGGAAGCCTTTTTCTTCAAAAGCTCCACACCTCCCCATAAGCCTTTAACGGACAAAGAAATGATATGTAATAGAAATTTACCTAAGGGTGGTGGCTATCGTAAGCTATTTTATTTTCCAAATCTGTAGTCATTTCGGTGCTTCGCACATTTGTCTTTCAAGGGCAGACGGCCCTCAACAACAATAGTCCTTCTGCCTTCCCCCCAAGTAGGTGGGTAAGTCATTCATTCGCGAAACTCACGATTGTTGTTGAACAGATTTAGAAAACAAAATAGCCAACTATCGCTCACCCCCCTCAGGGAAATTTCGCTGGAGGGTGAGTGAAAATGACTTGATGTCGTAGGATAAAATAAAATGACAAAACAACTATTTAAATATAAAAAAATCGTTTACACTCCAGAACAGTTTGAAGAAACTGTAAAGGCTGTTAGACCATTAGTTGATTTATTATTTCAACTTACGCCATCAACTAAGAATAAAAATTGGTCAACTTCACATAGTGCTTGTGCAGGTTTGGGCAATCTTGTTCTTGGTGCTTTAAGAAATTCCAATAAAAAAACATTGTATTGGGAAAAAGTAAGAGGTAATTCTGATCCATCGTTTTCAACAGATGAAAAAGGTGAAAATGAATATCTCGTCGCTTGTAAGAATTATAAATGGAATATAAACAATTCTATTGATCTTACATTGATTGATCAGCTAATGACTCACGCAGTCGAAAGCTGTATTGAAAACTTACATATCCAAAAAAATTCTGTTTCTAAGGATAAGACACCCGAGCAAGTTGTTGCCGAAGAAAAAGAACTGGATAAAGAATATAAAAAAATAGTAAACTTCGATATATAAACTTAAAACAAAAATCGGCATCGAGTCAGCTAAAAGGGAGATTGGTAACAGTCTCCTTTTTTTTTGTATAAAAAAATTTTTTTTTCGCTACACTTCGTTCCGCTAACTTTATTGGAGAACATTATGAATAAAACTATCATCATTACATTGCTACTACATCTAATCTTAATTCCATTTGCAGTATATTATCTTCCAACCTTTAATGGTTTATCCTTAATGTTATGTTGTGTATGGATTGTTGATTGTTGGTTACTCATAGAATATTGTTATTGGCGCTTACGTCAGTAACAATCTTCAAGTAGTGGATTTTTTGGTATCGCTATCCCAAAATTAAAACACTATGCACTATCATCACTATTCCTCATTATGTATCCATATGACTATACAAGATTTCCTTCCCCACAAGTGTAGTCATATGGTTGCATTGTATGTGTAATCAGTAATAGACAATAAACAAAGGAGTAATTATGTCTAAATATCTAAAAACAGATGAACAACAACATCATTATGAAGCTGAAGTTCACCAACGTAGAATGCACGAACTCAATCGTGTAAACACATTTAGAACTATGTCAAATGAATATCAAGATGTCATACAATCAAAATATTCTGACGATCTAATATCTCATAATAAGTTTCATTTGGCTATGCATTACTATGGTGTGATGGAGCACTTAACACACGTATGCTTACTTGAAATAGAAAACAAGTTGTATGCACCTGAGTACGAAGAGCGTATGAAAGAAATTGCTCACGCTGTAGATGAACTAGAAAAAATTGCTAAGTAACAATACACAGCATAAAGGAGGTGATATGTATTGGCTATAGAAGCACTTGAAGAACGCTATGAGTGGGAGGATAATATGGAACTCTACTCATTGCAGTACCTAATCAAATGTGAATACGAAATGAAAGTAATCAACAAATGTATAGGTGCAATCGAAGTGGCGTTGGATTCATGCGAGAGTAAACAGCTTTCGCAAAGTAATTTTGAACACATCACCACTTCTCTCGTCATACTTAAAGAACAAGCAAAGGGACTAGCTGATCTTTTACGAAAGGAAAAGTATGATGTAATATAATAATATAAATCTAATAAAAAACAAAGGAGTAATTATGTTAGATGTATTAAAAGACTACGAGTTTCCAACAGAAATGGTGGAGCTTGAAGCACTAAACAGGACAGATAATTTTGGTAATCAGAACTATGCTGTTCCAACTGATATGGCAAGAGCCTGTGTGCGTACTGATACCGGACAAGTTCTTGGTATTCACGGAAGTAAATACAAACCAATATCACACAAAGATGTTGTAGATAGAGTAATGGAGGGTGTTGAAAAGACAGGCTTCACTAACTACAGCACTAAGATACAAGTGCACGAGGCAGGTGCGAAAATGCGTGGGTCTGTTACCTTCAATGATTTGGTAGTTGAACCACAGAAAGATGATATCATAAAATTTCGTATCAACTTCTTCAATTCATATGACCAATCGTGGGCATTTGCTACAATATGTGATGGCTTACGCTTATGGTGTATGAATGGTTGTACTACACCTGTCAATGCTTCTACTTTACGATTCAAACATACAACAAATGTAAACATTCAAAGTATTACAGATCGTGTAAAGACAGGTGTTGATTTCTTTATGGACTCTAGTATGGACTATGCTCAATGGGCACATATCAAGTTACATCCACATTCTGTGCAAAGATTTTTAGAACAAACTGTAGCTAAAACATTCAAGCGTTCTTCTAACTCAATACCATTCAATGTAACAAGAACTGAAACATTACTTGCAGGTTTTGATCGTGAGACACGAACACTTGGTAGAACTAAATGGGCGTTATACAATGCTCTTACTTATTGGTCTACTCATACTGACGGAGAACGTGGACACGCTATTCGTAAACGCAGAGAAGATGAAGTAGCTAAAGCACTTGGTTCAAAACAATGGCAAGAACTTGTTGCATAGTAGAATATAAATAGTATAATAGTAGTACGAAAGGAAGATGTTATGGAATATAATGACACCGAAGTTACAGCAAGACTAGGTGAATCTGAATGCATTAATGAGTTTAGATTTGCTGTAAAACCACTATTAAATAAATTAACAGACAAACAATTTCAAGATGTAACTCAAGAGTTATGGAATGAATATTGGTCTGAACATATATAGAATCAACTGTAAGGTTTATTGTTGTACCTTATATTGATTAGGTTTGGGCGTACCTAGTTATGAGCAAACGCCCACATTAATCCATTAAACAAAGGAGTAAATTATGGATATGCATTTTGACCGTCAAACATTAAAGTTTGGCAAATCAACTAACACGTGTGAGTTTATTGACTTTCACCTTGATAACCCAAGAGTTTGGGATCTGTACCTATCGTTTGCTACAGATATGGCTCAGCTTGGACATAAAAGATTATCAAGTGAAATGCTTATTAATCGTGTTCGTTGGGAAACTATAATTGATACTACTGATAAACAGTTCAAGATAAATAACAACCACAAACCTTTTTATGCAAGGCTTCTCTTGTCTTTACCACGATTTAAAAATACAAAGTTCCTCGAGGTTAGACAAAGTTGTGCTGATGACTTATCATATTCCGAGTGTGAAATACTGCTCAGTAAATATGTATAAAGTTATATTGCAAGACCTACAGACAAGGCGGCAACATCTTGGTATATCATCTCAAGAAGTATCTGAAAAGATTGGTGTATCGGATAGCCTTGTTTCATTATGGGAATGTGGAAAGAAACAACCAAGTATGATTAACTTTATTAATTGGTGTAGTGTACTCGGTTTCAATCTTATTCTTAATGTTCATCAACAACAAATACCAAAGTCGTTTGTTCCTAGTTACGATACTAAGCAATGGATCATATCAGAGTTTGGAGAAAGGTATAATTATGACAACGAACTTAAAATCTTTATCAACCATTATCGGGCAGGTGGAACAGTTAAATCAGATTGGCAATACGCTTTCCGATCTTGGTTACTCCGTGCCAAAAAATTCACGACCAATACAACTCAAACCTCCGAAGGTACTGAAGAACGCCGTGAACGAATCAACAATGTCTTTGCTATCAGCAATCAAAGAGAGCCAAGTAGATGAGTATATATCTACAGAAAACAAAGCAGTACAATATTTAGATCGTCTACGCAGAACATTGAAAATTTGTCAACATATGATGTTACCTGCAGATCCTAAATATATTGGCACAGCAATAGAAATGTGTGCATCAACTTTCGGGTGTGATGTGCCTAACGAACTTGGGCTTAAGATGTATGGACAAATCTTAGCCAAGTATCCCCAATGTGTTATTGAAGAATATACATTGGAATTAATAAAAACCTATAAGTATAGAAGATTGCCTGTACCTGCAGACTTTCTAGCTATCTATGAACCACCTTACGAACACGGAATGTTGTTCATAGAAAATACTTATTTAAAAACAAGAAGGTTTGCAAATATAGTACAAGAGTGCTATAAAATAGATACGAAAGGAGTATAATATGCAACCAAAGAAAAAAGTAGAACGACCTAAAACTATTGGTGGTTCAGATGCTACACGCATTATGGAAGGTGATTGGCACACACTCTGGCTAGAGAAGACAGGGCGTCAAGAACCTGCTAACTTAGATCGGGTGTTACCTGTTCAGATCGGCATTGTTACAGAAAAACTTAACAAGCATTGGTTTTGGCAGGAAACAGGACATAAACTATTATCACATAGGGTGCAACACGATTTCACAGATGGATTCCGGCACGCTAGTCTTGATGGTATAGCAAATGTTAGTGACAAATTTTGTGTCCTAGAGTGTAAGCATACCAATGCCAACAACACTTTAGAAAATGTTATACGAAAATATATGCCTCAGCTACAACATTATATGCAAGTTGCAATGATGGATAGAGCGTACCTCTCAGTAATTTTTGGTAATATGAGATACGAATGGTGTGAAATACAATTAGATAATGAATATGTAAAAATGTTATATGAAATGGAATCAACCTTTTGGAATGAACACGTAATTAAAGATAAAGAACCAGAAAAATTAAAAGCAGAAAAATTAATACAAGATTTAACAGATACAATAAAAGTAAACGATATGATTCGTATTGATATGGATACTAACAATGAGTTTGTAGCTAATGCACATACTTGGCGTGAAACAAAAATATCATACGATCAACACCGAGCAGTTGGTAAGGTATTAAAAGAACTAATACCTGCCAACTGTCGTCTTGCTGAAGGTGCAGGTATTAAAATATCAAGAACAAAAGCAGGACATTTAACCATCAAAGAAAACAAAGGAGGTTAATATGATGGGACACATTGAACCAAGAGTAAAGAAAATACTACAACAGTATGATCTAAAACCCGAACACGCATTGTGGGAACTCAAACGTGGAGGTAAAGCAACACTTGTAATGCTACACAAATACTGTGAACTTGTAGGAGCTAAAGCAGGTATTGTTATTGATGACATTGTAGAAGTAGAAACAAACTCTGCACAAGGTATTGCAGTAGTTAAATGCTATGCACACAATGACAAAATGAAAGTCATTACCTACGGAGAAGCTAGTCCAAAAAATAGTAAGGTTGCCTATCCATATGCAATGGCAGAAAAACGTGCAGTAGACAGAGCAATACTAAAACTTGTTGGATTGCATGGCTTTGTATATTCAGAAGATGAACTTGACACAAGTAATGAGAAGTTAGGTTCAGCAGATGATGATGCAATCAAATCATTTATTAGTAACATCGAAGGGAGTAAAACTGTTAAGCAGGTTACAGGTTACTTTGAAATGAACAAGGTAAACATAGCTAAAGCTAAGAAGTCCAATCCCGGATTGTATCAAATGGCAATAGCTAAATATGAATCTAAACGAAAGGAATTAAATGTATAACAAGATTCAAATCATTGGTAATCTTGGTGCTGACCCCGAAGTAAAACAAACGGGGGCAGGCACTAACTACGCCATCTTGTCTGTAGCTACAAACAGAGTAGTGAAGGGCGAAAAAGAAACTGAATGGCACAAGTGTGTCGTTTGGGACGATAAAATAGCAGACATCTTAGCCAAATATACTAAGAAAGGAAGCAGAGTTTTATTGGAGGGAAGACTAACATATAGAAAATGGCAGACAGACACAGGAGAAGAAAGAGTAAAAGCAGAGATACACCTTGATAGGTTTAACTCTGAAATGAAACTTATGGATTCTAAGTCTGACAGCAATGTTTCAACTATTACATCACCTACTGCAAACCAAACAGTACCAAGTGACGTAGAGGCGGGACCTATTATTGAAGATGATGTGCCATACTAATGTTTAAAATATTTATAGTAACACTATGGATAGAGTATCAAGGCAAACTTTGGGTTAAGTATGCCTTGCCACTCCAAGGTAGATGTGATGTTGTTACTTGGTGGGGAGTCCAAGAACAATATAAACATTCACCTATCAATATTGTAGCAATGAAATGTACACGAGTAAAAGATTTTAAATTAGATCGGAGGATATATAATTATGACAAAAAATGAATCACGTGTTTATAAATTTGTTGATGACTTTATTAGTATGTATAAATTTAGTCCATCATACAAAGAAATAGCAGAACAGCTTAACTTTGCCTCACCCTCACAAGCACACAAAATATGTATGCAGTTGGTAAAGAAAGGTAAATTAACAAAAGGCGAGGGTGCCAGAAACTTGGAGATATTATGAAAAAGAAAACGCAAACACAACACTTAATAGCACAACTATATTGGGATCATGAGCGATTAAGCACGGCAGGGCAAAAAACTCTCAACGACTTAGCTAGATTATGGGATGTACCTACAGAAGAAGATATGGTAAACGGACATTCAAATGACCTACCATCAGATGTGGAGCCAACCAATGGGTAGATTTAGCAAGAAAAAAGGATACAGAGTTGAGAACCAAATTGTAAATCAAATCAAAGCATATGGAATACAAGCAAGACGACAACCAATGAGTGGAGCAATACCAGATTTTCCATATGATATTGAGATACGCAAAGAACCATTTCACAAATTAAGTGTAGAAGTTAAAGCACGAGCAAACGGCGAAGGATTCAAAACCCTCGAGCGTTGGAAAGACAATGCGGATCTTTTGTGCCTACATAGAGATAGAGCAGACACACTTGTTTGCTTGAATTTAGAATTGTTTTTGGATATACTTTCGATCACAGATGATACAATATATGAACAACAAGAATCAACTCGTAGACGTAAACGGAAATCCACTAAAAGATCATAAAGGTAACATCATTACTGTACCTATAGAGTATGAATATATGTACACTAATATAGATGAATTATCTTTATAGGTAGAATAAAAGTAGAATTAGTCCTACAACGCCTATAGCTGAGTACAGGGGATACTTTGAGATTTTAAGTATAATCTTACCCCAAACCTTACTGCAGTATGCTCTAGCCTTCTCTATGCTTGACATTTTTACCTCCAAATAATCTATTATGGTTTTTTGTTTTTGTTTTGCCATTGTTGTCCAATTTTTTCTGCACTACGCCCAACAGTATATCCACCAACACCAATCATTATTATATCGAGCAATGAGTTTTGTACAGACTCAGGAATATTCGGCGCAGTAAAACCAAACCAATGAGCAACCATTAGTCCTGCAAACAAAAGCATCATTATAGGTCGCCAACTTCTTTGCAACCAAGTACCTTGTGCTTCTAATTGTATAACGGTTGCGGCGGCCTCTATTTCTTTAAGATCGCCAGTAATAATTTTGTGTTGTAATTCAGCTTTAATCTTTTCTTTTTCTGCTTTAGATGTAATTACTTTATCTACAGTAGAAAATATTGATTTAGCTATAGGTGCAAGTAAAGGTAACATTAGATTATATTATTATAAAATTTATGATCGCCAATAACGACCACAGGTTTTTGATCTTGTGCCCACTTGGGCATAATGTTAGTAGTATGATAATGTGTAGACCCATTAGTATTATCTTGTAACTGTCCAGTCATTACCAGATATGCTATACCTAATAACTTTAAATAATCCTCATCAACTTTAGGTAAGTTTTCCATCTTCTGTTTATTTGGATCTCCTTCATTCCAACAACTAAACTGCCACTCTTTTAAACACACTTCTTTTGGTGTATCTCCGTACCACCTTCGAGCCTCTGCTCTATTCTTTATTACACTAGCTACAGCTATTTGCCCACTAGTGTCTTGGTTGCGAGATTCACCCCACATTGTTTTTGCCATTATGTCTAAATCTTCATTTGTCATATTATTTCTAATAACTTTAACTCATAATAAAGAAAAAGCAATACCCCTACTACTGCACCTACAGATATAATAATAGTCTTTCTTCTTTCTGCAAGTCTTTCTGCCTCTTTAATCTGTCGTTTTTTTTCTGCTCTTACAGATGCAATCTCTGCTTGTAATCTTTCCCATTGACCCGGTGAACCATACAATGCAAATATTTCTCGCAATTCATTTCTCATATTGCGTAGTTCTTCTTTACGAAGATGAGCTTGTATTGCTTGTGCTTCAACTGAACTAAATCTGCCAAATAAACTTCTCCCTTTTTTTTCTGCTTTAGCTTCAATGTTAGCTTCGCCTATTGCCCACTTAGATATATATCCAGACATAGAACTAAGGTCTTTACCTATTTTTATACCTTGCATTATTACCGAGTGAGCAGATTTTACAGCGGCAAATGCAGAAATTGGATCAATCATTTTAATAAATTAAGTATTATAGTTATCAACAGGGCAATAATAGACCCACTTGATGACCATAGCAATACCTCTAGCTTTTTTATTCGTGAATCAACAGAGTCTAATCTTTGAGTTGTCATCTGTCTATATATAGCACATTCTCTTTCATGAGCTTCCATCTCTGATGCTACATCTTTTATAGTACGAGTATCCATCCTTTAAGTATTTTTCAAAGCCGTAACTGTTAATATAGGTTGTACATAAGAAAGTCCTGGACCACTACCAGATGCACCTGTACCATCCCATTCAACCAGAGCGTGTGCTGATGCCTCATAAGTACCACTATATTCTCTAGCTTGTATTTTCATTGTTTTATTAGAAGTCCAAGAGGCAAGTCTTGGTAAAGTTGTATCAGCACTACCACCAATTTCAATCATATATCCAAACTCTAAAAAGGTTCTTAAATGTTGTCCAAAAACATTTCTTCTAAGTGTAGTTACTTCGTCAGAGTCTATAAAAAATTTAAAGTGTGCTAAAGGATAATCATCTGTTCTGGAAAAATACAAACTTAAATTGTAAAAAACTCTTGTTGCATTACTTGGTGGAGTGTATGTAAAGGTTGAACCTGTTACATCAGCGTAAGAGGTAGTAAAGTCTTGAACTGCTGTAACATTAGGCATAGTGTATGTACCACTAGGAACTGTTACTGAACGACCATCACAAGGTGATTTTATAACTTCTATAATATTACTACCTGTACTTATTGCGCTAGGTAATGCAGTTACACTAGATAAAGTATTATTGTTTGCTCTAATTATTGCCATCTATCCCACCTTCCATATTCTTATATTTGCATATACTTCTACTAAACTAGCATTTGTCGCAATACCAGAAGCAGAACCAGATTGAATGTAATGTCTTAATTCAAAAACTTTTTGAGCCGATATAGTAAATCTTCCTTTTAACATACTTGGACTTGTAGTGTAATAACTAGCATGGGAGTTTGATGAAAGACCTACTAGAGTATAACTTGAGTCTGTTGTATTATACAAACTTATTTTGTGCCTTGCATTTACATACCCATTTGCTTCTGCTTCAGCATAATATGTTCCACTCGGTAAAGTAATTTGATTACTACCAAGAGATGCTCCTGTAATTTCATTTGTTTTTACTGTTGTTAATTCTCTTGTATTTTGTCCTGTAGAAAAAGTTTGTGGAGAAGTATTATTAGCTTTCTCATCCACTAGATGCAATAATGCACTTCCAAAAACTCCTGCACTTCCAAAAGATAGATTACCACTACCATCTGTAATTAATGCTTTGTTTGCACTTGGTGCTGTGCTAGGCAAGGTAAGTGTATAACTTTGTGCCGCACTATGAGGCGGACCTTTGATTGTAACACCATGGGAGTTTTGTTCGCAATTTAATTTTATTGCTCCAGAATCTGATCCTGCTCCCTTTGATATAATTATAGGTGCAGTAGCTAACTTATCATTTGTAACTGTATTGTCGCTAGGTGTTCCCACAGACAAAACATCGCCTAAAGCTAAAATATAATTTATAATATCACCCGAAACTAAATTTGAAGCGAAGGTAAGCGTACTGCCTGAAACTGTAAAGCTATCTTGAGGTGCTTGAATAACACCATTCAAACTTACAATAAGATGATTTGCACTAGCAGGACTATAGTTAGCCGATCCACTTTGTAAAGTATAAGCGGCTTGACCATTAACTACTGTAATAGCATCTAGCTTTTTATATGCTCCGATTTTTGGTTGCTTACCAATGTAAGGCACTACTCACCATCCTTCGGATATTTATCTTTAACAGCTTTAATTGCATCTTTCCAAGTAGTTGTACTGCTAACAGTATCGTGATACTGCATATCTAACTGATCTGGAATTGATGGATATTCTTGCTCTCTCTTTTCTGCATATGTCAACTCTGGTGGAGTTGGATTAGCAAAAGAGCCATCACTTTGTTTTATTTGACCGCATACTACATTATCAGAAACTTCCTCAAAACCATCTTCTTGGTAAGGTTGTTTCTGTGTAACTACGTTATCAACTATTTTTACCCAAGCCATGCTACTCTCCTTTCTTTTTTAGTTAACATAAACCCATCCTGTATGCACATACTTAGTTCCATTAATAGGAGGATTACCTCTATGAACATAAGGAAAATGTGCAGGTGCAATAAGAACTCTACCTTGTTTTGGTTTTACTCTTTTTTGCATATTTAAAAATTCTGTTTCTCCTGCTTCAAAATCATCATTTAAATAAGTTATAAAAAATAATATTCTTTTAAATCTTTTTTCATCATGTTCTATATGCCATACATGATATCCCTCAGTTGGTTTTGTCTTTTGTAACTTTGTTGTTTCGAAACTAAATTGTGCTTCTTTATAATAATCAGCAATACCTGTAATGCTTTTATAAGAATTCCATGCTATACCTACACCATTAAATATTTTTTTTAAGGCTTCTTCCCATTCTTCAACTGTTGTTTGCTCAAGAAAATAAGATGTGTCTTTTTTTATATTTTCACTTACACCCTCTGCCATAAGTCTTGTATAAGTTTGATCTAGAGATATTTTGTTATCTAAAAAACTCATAGCACCCTTACAATCTTGTTTAGAAATAATATTATCAAAAACACCAATATAATTTTCAATAAGATTTGTCATGCTGTTTTCCATATCTGTACATCTGTAAATACATTTATTTGACTATTGTTTGCTCCAGAACCAAGACCATATGTTCCTTTTGAATGTGAAGCATAATGTCTAATTTCAAATACTTTTTGTGCTGATATAGTAAATCTACCTCTTACGTCAATTAATTGATTAACCATACTTAAATTAGGATGAACATATCCTGTGTTACCAACTAAAGTAAATGAGCTGTCGCTTGTATTGTAAAGATAAGGTTGTATATATCCAGACAAAGATGAGGGTACTCTTGCTTCTAAATAATATGTACCACTTGGTAAAGTAATTTGATTAGAACTTAGACTTGCACCACTAATCTCATTTGTTAAAACAGTATTTAAATCTCTTGTATGTGTTGTTCCTGCTGATGATGCTCCTCCACTAGTATTAGTTGCCTTTTCATCTCTTACATGAAGTAAAGCTGTTTCGTAAGCTCCTTGTCCTACACCACTTGCTAACGAATCTGATAATATTTTACTTAATGGCATTATGAATCCTTTAAAGCTATAATTGTTAAAGTTGGTACTGATACAGTTGTTGTATCACTAGCTCCCTCCCACAGTTTTAAAGAATGACAAACTGCTGTATTACTACTATTATATTCTCTTGCTTGAATCTTTAATGTTTTAGCAGATGTCCAAGAAGTTAAATCACCTTGTGCTGTACTTGCTGAACTTGCATTACAATTAATTGTGTATTCAAAATGATTTTTAATTGCTAATGTATATCCATAAAGTGTTTCTCTTGCATCTGTTACTTCATCTGAATCAATAAAAAACTTAGTATGTAAAGCTCCATATGTTGTATCATAACCCATATGAAAATAAAATTTGTATATAACTCTTGTAGTTCCTGTCGGTGGAGTATACGATATTGATGACCCAGTTAAATCTGCATAAGATGTTGTCATAGATTGCACAGCGGTTACATCTGCCATAGTATAGTTACCACTAGGTACTGTAACTTGAGTGCCATTACAAGGACTTGATAACATTTCAATTACATTTGAACTACTTATAGGTGCAAAACTATTATCACCTCGTAAAAATGTTGTATTGTTTTTTGTACCTGTAGCTGATAATTCTCCTAGACCTACACTACCACTAGCAGGATTTATTGTACCTACTGCTCTTCCTAAATAGATACAATACATATCGTCTGAACCAGATGTTGCCGCTGTAAGAGTTAATGCAGTACCAGATGCACTATAAGCATAAGTTGGCTCTTGTCTTACATTATTAATAAATAAAGCTATGTCGTTAGCTGAACTAACACTCTGAGATAATGTGTAGCTTGTAGTCGCACTT